CCTGCGGCCGATGCGGCAGGAGCAATAGTTGCTACATGACCACCACTTGCTGTAAATGATCGGTTGTTTTCGTAATAGTCTGCAATTCCTACCTGTACCTTTAAAGTGGCATCAACGTTCCCTGAAAATGTCCAAACTGATTGATCAAATATTGATCTATAAAATATAGTCTGATTGGCTACTGGATCATATATGCTAGAACTACCGAATCCCCCCGATGCTATTGAGGTGCCATACCAGGTACCATATTCATTTACTGTAGGAACTGTTACTGTATAAGTCCTGCCAGGTACAACTGATACTGAAATGATATAATATGAATTTGGGTTAAAATAATCACCGCAATAGCATCCCACGTTTAGGGTAGTCACATCTGGTGGACATGTCCAATATGTTACTCCAGAAGTAAAATTAACAGTTCCATAAGTATTAAATGCTCCGTTAAAATTTCCTAACGATATAGTACCACTTGAAGGTACAGGTGTATCTACATATGAAGAACTTACGGGACTAACTGGAAGTAATCCTCGTTCGTATGCTGATACATAATACCCGCCTGCGTATAATTGCGAAAGCGATATATTACTTGCTCCATGATTGAATTCGTGTGCTAGTTGACTAAACGATATTGACATAACTGTTCCTATATAATTGACGGGCCTAACAAGTAACCCCCGCCCAGTCCTATCAATACGCTATGCGTAACGCTTGCTAGGTACAGTATTTATTATGATTTTTGTACGTTTGAAGGGATCCAACCCTTGTTTGATTCGATCAATTCATAGGTTACACTATCGTTTACATCAAAACCTGAATAATTAGGGGCTGTATGTATAAATGTAAAGGGAATATCTGAAGTGCCGTCATCGGGTTTAATCCACCCGAAATGGCTTTGTTTATTATAAGAAGTTATTTTTCCTGTTGCCATTATCCGTTTACCTTAACTGAACTAATTCCCGGACCTGCTTCGGATCCGTCTTTTCTAGCATCACCAACTCTGTGTACTGCTTTATTATTCACAAATACGTTTGAAGAGCCAACTGACGCTACTTGATTACCTGCTATGCCTTGAGGATGAGTTCTAGGATTGTACTCACTATCATTCGAAGAACTACTACTGCCCACAGTAGCAACAGGTTTGTTCCCTGCGTTTACATTTCCGGATAGGCCCTGATTTAACGGAGCACCCCCGTGTGTATTAGTATCCCCTTGAACTGATATATTTGGCATGATATTATTTACGCTAGGGCAATACCTGTGGTACCTTGCATGTATTGATCTGCGGCATCTTTCTTGCTAGGCATCATTAAAAATACATGAATTTTTTGTAATGTAACTGTATCAGAGTCGCCTAGAAATACCCAAGGAATCATTCCTAATCCTTGTGCGTTTACAGTTAATGCCAAAGGTCTATTAATTGTAATAGTATCAGCATCTTCGCTTTCATAGCGAGCAATAATTTCGTCACCGTTGATAATTTTAATAGTTACAACGGATCCTTGGGTGATTGGTTTTTTAAGTAGCATGTTAGTCCTTATAATGTTGAAGCCATAGGAAATACTTCTGCGATTACTTTAGCACAAGCAATAGCGATTTCTTGGTGTTCTAGTTGTGTTCCATTTGCGGAACGTAATTCAATGTAGTGTACCCAACTACGTAGTGTACCATTCATGTACAGACGACTTTCTGTAAGTCCTTCTGGTAGTACAGCACGAGCCTGTTCTTTAGCAATACCTTTTAAGATTGCCCATTCATAAACTTCTTTGGCTTTCTTGGTCAAATCCATTTGTAGCATTTCCCACTGATAGGCAATTTGACGATGATGGTCGTCTTCTAGATCGAGAGGTCGACTATTTTGCCTGTTTGTGTGATCTTGTAGCCTTGCGTCTCTAAGTACGAAATTAAGATCTTTCGTTGGGTCGGCGTAGCGTTGGCTAAACTCTTGGAAACTAAAGGATCTATGTCTAAGTATTTGTCTTGCGATGTCTCTGGTTGTTGTAATTTCGAGACAGGCTGAGACCATTTCGAGTGGTGACCAGTGCTGGTGCTTGATGAGGTATCTGATGAGTTTTTCTGATGTCTCGGTGTTAAGTTGGTTGCTTGGGTTGGACACACGGGCGCAATAGGCGATGAGTTCTTGGGCATCATCGATTCCCAATGCGCGAAATTCTTCGGTAGGTTGGCTGTAACTAAGTAGTCGAACATTCATTTAATTTTACTTTCTATTTACGTGGTTTGCAATTTGGCTTGTTTCACCTTTACGGCGATTATTTTCTCTTTCAAGGAATCTAATACGTTGAACTAATTCAGCAAGTTGGTTTGTTAGTATTGAAACTTTCTTTTCTAACTGTTCAATCTTTTTATCATTTTCCATTTTCAACATCCTTGTCTGTAATCATTCCTTCTAGTAGTTTGTAATGATCATATGCTTTTTTAAGTGCTTGATATTTTTCTAACTTCTTAGGATCTGGAACAAGTATAGCAAGACGTTCATTTATTTTTTCTAATGTTTCGATTAGACTAACACCTTTAATAGTTACATCATCATCGAAGGTAGCCTTACCTGTAACCTGTAAAGATGGTTGCGTCATTCCATTACTAATAGTGGCCCAGTTAGCACTACTACCACCATTAACAAGTACAGCACTAGTCAACGATCCCCAAGAGGATGTACCAGTTGATGTTATTGTTATAGTACCAGTACTATACGAACTAGTAGTTGTATAGTTATATAGTGGCGCAGAAACTTTGGAGTTAACAGTGAGTGTCATTAGCCCGCCAAGTGTGCTTTTAATTCTGTAAAGCCGCCAATTAACTGTTCGTCAATAAAAATTTGTGGAACAGTTCTAGCGTTTGGTACTGCTTCTAATAGTTCTTCTTTTGTATACCCATCTCCGATTTTCTTTTCTTCAAATGGGATACCTTTTGATTTTAATAATGCCTTTGCTTGGTCGCAATAAGGACAGTTATACTTACTCCATAAAATTGCTTTCATTTTATAACTCCGGTAGTTCTTCATAACTAACGTTATCGCTCATTACGCCGATAACATAATTAGTTGATTCAGTTTCTTGTAATGCTGATTGTTTCTTGTTGATATTTACGTGCTTGTTAAACCAAGGTATTGGACTCTGGCGCGGATGTTCTTCTTGGTACTTAATACCAATTTCTTTTAAACGAGTAAACGCTGTGTAGTCAACAAAGTCTTTTAGAATCTGTGCGTTAAGACCAATAACAACACCTTTGCTGAACAAATAATCTGCCCATGCTTTTTCTTCACGGATCACATCCATATACATTTGGTAAACTTCTGCTTCGCATTCGGCCTTGGCTTTAACAAAACGCTCGTCATCCTTGACTACATTATTGATAATCCAAGCAGTCCATTCTGCGTGTAGGATCTCATCTTGTAGGATTAAACTGATAATGTTTCCATTCCCAATGTAGATCTTGTTTTCAACCATAGCAAGACTTGTAGCAAATGACACCATAAAGCGGAATGCTTCTAATGCGTAACTGGCATTAAGTGCTAGCCAAATTGCCTTGATGTGTTCGTGTTCATCAACCTGAAGATCTGCTTCAATAGAACAATTTAGTTTATGTAGTTTTTCGTAATAATAGCCAATGTTAGAGGCCATGTTTACGATTTCTGCGGTGTCGTGAATCTTATTAAATTCTTCTTTAGGAACACCATATACATTACGAATGATATGACTGTAACTTTTACTGTGAATGTTAGTTTCAAAGAATGACCAGTTACTTACTAAGGCTTCCAATTCTGGAATCGATATGACTGGTCCAAAAACCTGCGCCGGCGCACGACCCTGAATGGAGTCCAAAGCAGTCTGGCGCAGAAGATTACTAGTAAAAATATGCTTAACCGCATCACTTGCCTCCTTGTGATCAATCTTATCTTTGGTGAGACTAATTTCTTCTGGTACCCAAAAGAAACCACGTGCTAGTTCTTCAAACTTCTGAAGTTTAGGATATTTTACTTCCTCAAATCTTTGAACTGTAACAGGGCCTGCTTCGTCCAGAAACATTTTTCTTTTGAGGTAATTAGTTTGACGACTAATGTCGTATTGTGCTTTTGACATTTATATCTCTTTTAAAGTTTGCAAGACTCACAGTCATCGTCTAATTCTTCATAAATTATAACGTTGTCTGCGGCATTGATACTATGACCGTTAATTCCATTTACTAGTGGAATAGCGTTAGTATTAGTGACACTTACTTTAGATCCAACCTTATTGATTAGACTATAGTATATTGTTTTTATCCCCCACTTGTAGGCAAGCATTAAATTCTTGGCTACAGTTGTTCCAGGGACTTTACCATTTTCAAAGAAAGCAGGATTATAGAATGTGTTTGTGCTTAGACTTTGATCAATATAAGCGGCTAGTACTGCGGCCGTTTTTAGATAATCAACACAATCTGTTTGTTCCCACATTAATTGGTAACGGTTTTTAAGGCGACGATATTCAGGTACTACCTGTACAAATGATCCAGCCTTTGATTCTTTTACCGAAATTAATTCCATTGGCATTTCAATACCGTTGGTACTGTTCAATACTACTGAACTAGATTCAACTGGTGCTACAGCCATTAGTGTAGCATTTCTAATTCCGTATTTCAAGAGATCTTCACGCAAAGGTTCCCAATCTAGGCTAGGAGTAAAATCAGTTAATTCATTTACACCAGAACTTCTACGTTCCCAAGGAAATACACCTTTACCATAATAGGTATATTGGCTACGGTCACATGCTCCACGTTCTCGAGCAAGTTCTACACTTGTTTCAGTTAGGAAGTAGGCTTGATGTTCCATCCATTTTTTAACTTCGGCTAATGCTTCAATAGTTCCGTATTTGAAATTACGTTTAGCATGCCAGTAGGCTAAATTGGTAATACCAACACCCAATGGTTCAAATTCTTTATTTGCCAATTTGCTTTGAATAGATAAGAAATCTTGATAACTTAACAAATTGCTCAGTGAACGCACCAATACACGACAGGCCTTACGCATCTGTTGTGGATTATTAAATGCTCCCCAATTTATGCTTCCAAGTGTACATAGGGCAATACGTCCATTAGGGTCTTCGATCCTTTGGAAAGGTCGTGTGGGCAATAATATTTCTTGACATAGGTTGCTTTGATAGATTGGATCAACTGTTGTATCAAACGGTCCTTGATTAATGACGTTGTCGATATTGACCAAATAGATTCTACCTGTGTCAGTACGTTCTTTAAGTATACCGTTTTTAAATATCTCATCTGCTGATACGACTTTCTTTTTAATTGTCGGATGCTTTTCATAATTTAGGTACAACTTTTCAAACTCGTCACTATTTCTGTAGTATGCTTCATATAGATCTGGAACTTCGTGAGGATCGAATAATGTAATATTTTCACCTTTGCGATATCTGTTCCAAAACATCTTATTAACTACGACAGAATAATCCATTTGACGTACACGAGTTTCTTCTGTACCTTGATTGTTCTTTAATACAATAAGGTCTTCAAATTGATAATGCCAGATGGGAAAAGTAACTGTACAACTAGCATTACGAATACCGCCTTGCGAACATGATCTTAAATCAGCAAACCATTTCTTCAAGAATGGTATCATACCCGTATGTTTGATTTCACCGTTACGAATCGGAGCACCTAAGGGGCGAATTCGACCAATTTCGAGACCAATTCCGGCTCGTTTTGAAGCATATTTGGCCATCATTTCGCCTGCGGCAAAGATGCTATCTAGTGTGTCGTCAGCACTAATAAGAACGCATGAACTAAATTGTTTAGTAGTCGTGCCCAGACCGGCCAGGACAGGAGTAGCAAGAGTAAAGTGACCATCACTCGCGCATTCGTAATATTCTTTAACATATTTTAATCTAGTCTCCTTTGGTTCGTTATGAAATGCTGTTGCGGCGGCTACAGCATAGCGCACCTGTGGAGTTTCATAAATTTTACCAGTTGCTCTATTTTGTACAAGATATTTCTCTGCCAATTGAGCAATAGCGGCGTATGTGTACTCTTCATCTTTAGAATGATCTAAAAACAAGTCGATAATATTCCACTCATCTTCAGTGTACCATTCTAATAGTTCAGGAGTATACATTCCTGCTTCGATATTTGTTTTTATAATAGTATATAATTTAGGAGGTTCATAGTCTCCATATACTTCTTTGCGTAGCATAGATACTTTTTGTCTACCTGCTACGTACTGATAATTTACATTATTGATCTCTGGGTTTTCTGTTTCGTCGATTAGATCAACCATTGCCTTAAGAAGCAATTCGTCGATGGTTTCGGTGGTCATACCATCATGTAATTCGATCTGTGCTTTAATTTCGATCATGGACTGACTAACACCGTCAATCCCTCTACATGCGTTTGCTACTTGTCTTTGAATCTTTGAAACATCTAATGGAACCCTTTCACCACTACGTTTAACTACTGTAATCATTATTGTTTTCCACCTGTGTTATTGTTATTATATACTGCTGAGCCGAACATCTCGACTATAAAAAATCTGTTCTAGGATGATATTTACCTAGGCCTTTCAAGGACCACTAGATTTTCTAGTCGAAATGAGTCAGGTACAACTGTAGATTTTACAGGTCTTTCATCCTCGTAATTTAAAATCCATTCATCATCAATTGATACTACATTATATACTAACTTTTGATTATTGTCTACTAAAGTTCGTAGATGGATTTCTGAATTGGCATAATTTTCTGTGTACTTTAATGTCCAACCGATCATTAATGCTTTAGTGAAATCGTCATACTTATTATGTACTATGATTTCCCAAGGAGTTAGCCACGCCTTCTGATTAAATGGATCTATTTGATTGTTATATGGCACGTAGGGAGCATTGTGCCAGAATTGAACGACATCGAGTAAGGGATCGTTAGACATGTCTAACTTATCCCTAAATTCTTTCCAAGTGCTCAACCTCTCGTCCGGAGATTGTTTAAACATTGATACCTTACTGTACTGTTGAAATTGTTAATGATAATGTGCCAGAAACATTACTGCCGCTAGCACGACTTCCTAAAATTTGTAAGACGCCGTTAGTAATTGCCGCTGAGAAAACAATTTCCCCAAATGTTCCATCACTAGTATCACCTGTAAAACTAAATTCTTCTTTTACTGATACTGTTGTTGATTTAGAATTGATAAACAACTTACCCATTCTAACGTCCCCACTTACCAAAGTATACACATAATTAACTAGAAGAGCAAGACTTGTTCCAGAATAAGGAATGGTTGCTAATGGTAAAATTCCATTTTGTGTATTATCGTTAATTAGGATATTTTGTTTGAAAGGTAGTCTGTAATCCCATTTGAAAGCGCATCCTCCAACATCAACTAATGGCAACATTGTAAATGTTGTTGGATTGACATGGTAAGAATAACTTCCATCTGAATTTGAAACAGCCTGTATGTCATAGACTCTTTCAAAATTGTCATTAATACTTTCTCCCCCTGCGCTCTTCATTGTTAGGATAGGGGTAACTGAATTGCCTACATTATCTACTCCAACTGATCTATAGGTATTGTTCATAGATAAAATATTTGTAAGGGTAGAATTAGTTGCTGTAGTTCCTACGTAAATTGCTTCATATGTTGTGTTGTTAAACATATTATCAATAAACTGTACATTCTTAGGACCTGTCTGTGATGGACTATTTCCAGACAAGGCATATCCTAAATAAGCACCGTGGGCGTTATTTTTAAATCGACTGTTGGTAATTCTAACTGTATCAATATCACTATTAGAAACAATACCACAACTAATTCCTTCAAATATACAATTATCAATTAATACATTATTGTGTCCATACGGAGCCACGTTAGTAAATCTAATAGCAGTATCATTTACAGTCCATGCTTTACCGGCGCTGTATATTCCTACAAAACTACAATCCGATATTGTTGTATCTTTGGCACTATCTAAAGATAATAAAGGTGATGTTTGTGTAGTTGTCCATGTGCTAGTTACTTGGAATGTAAATCCTGATATTTGAATATCAGTAGGGAAATTAGGACTTATGATACTAACTGTACTTAGATAAGCAGTGCCTGAACTATTTAGACCAACAGTTTGAAATGCTGTGGTAGCAGAACTTATCATAGTAAATGTACTCTTGCCAATACCAGACCCAACTAATTTAGCATGAGGCGGAACATTTATAGTTTCAGAAATAATAAAATTGCCAGGGTGAAAACTTAATACAGGGCCGTCGTTAACACCCTGGTTGTTGAAATACAATGCGTTGATAGCATTTTGTATTGAAGTAGTATCGTCAGTAACTCCGTCACCTACAATACCAAAATCAAGAGCATCTGCTTTATCGTCTAATTTTTCTTGTATTGTTCTTTGAACAGAACCTAATGTACCGCCACCGGTTCCTTGGTTCATTCTATATGTGTAATTTGTGGCCGTAAAATTATCTAATATATCCAACAAACCTTGCGTTGTTAGAATCTCAACGTTACTTACAGCAGGAGCGCCTTCATCGATAGATCCGCTACCAATCCATAATCTTTGTTGATCTATTGCCCATCCAATTTCACCACTGGCTAACTGTGGTAAGCCCGATGGTGTTGGGCTGTCTGCTACGCCTCTGCGTACTTGTATGCGTGATATCTGAATAACGGCCATGTTGAATTCCCTGTTATAGGGTATTTATGCCGCTAACTTGTAGTATTCCTCTACCTTATTGAGCCACATATCTTCGTATTTGTTATAGTCCTGTGGTAATAGGTCAAATTGTTGGTAAATTTCTCCGCCTACTCTAATAGGATCATTACCTCTGCTACACATAAAAACTACTCCACGTTTTATGTTAGTTCCATACACTTCATTATGTGCTAACATATAGGCAACTAATTGTAAAAAGTAATCTTCTACCCACTCACGCTTCTTGGGTTTGTTAGTTTGTTTATGGTCCATTATTGCGGGTTCACCGTCATATACACCCACCAAGTCTGTAGTACCGGAATATAGTCCAGGGAAATATAAAGTTTGTTCCATTGCCCATATTTCATTTACTTTACTAAGACCTTCAGCAATGATTCGATCAGCCATTGCGTTTGCTTTGACATGTACAGGATTGTTGCCTGGCTTGCGTTCAATGCCTGCTAAGAAACATTCTAGATTCTTGTGCATTGCTGTACCAACACCGCTTGCTTCTTTAGTAATTTGAGCGGCATTTTCTTCCCCGACTCTTTTACGCCATTCAATCAAATGCGTTTGATCTTTAGTGGTGCCTAAAATAGTTGTTACACTAGGAGTCTTTAACCCATCTGGAGTTAAATAAACTCTTTTACGAGTAACTGGGTCATTAATCTGTGTACAGTTTTTATATTGAAAACGTTCTACGAACGGAGGTGGTGTTATTATTGTAGTCATATATACTACTAATTATAACACACTTATTTTAAATGTCAAATATCTGGAGAAAGTTTTTTGGCGCCTTGAGAAGCCATAGCATCTACGCTAGGTCCTTTGGCTTTACCATTTGTCATACCGTCTGCTCCAGGTGCTGGAACTTTGGTGCTTAAGACAATTTTTTCATCGTTATAACTTTTAACGATTTTTTGTAGGTCTGGATTATCATCATAAATCTTAGCAAAACTATCTGCGTTAATTTCTCCATAACCCATATTTTTCATCATATTACTAAGAGCAGGATAGGTTAGAACAAGGGAAGTGTCTTCACTATCACCCCTGCCTAACTGATTTCTTAGTAATGTGATAAGATCACTTGCAAAGTGATCTTCCATTTCGAATAGTCTCATCTTACTTAGATAGACTACGCATGATGTTGTGACTTTCTGCTAACTTACGAGCAAAAAGTTTACGTGACTCACGCATTTCACGTCCTGATGTTTCCATACCACCTGCGGCAGCATCGCTAGCACCAAATTCATCACCGCCCATCTCTGCGCCTGGTTCTTCCATTCCTGGAACTTCTGCGTCATCCATTGGAGGATTACCCATTGGGGTTGCGGCAGGTGCTTCGCCTGCTAATACAGCAACAGCGTTTGAAATTTCTTCACGTGTTTGTGTTAACGCTTGTAAAGATGTTTCTAATGCTTGTTGAACCATTTGTTTGAATTGCTCTGCTTCTTGTGGACCAAAGTTTGCTTTGATAGCATCTGCTAATTCAATCATAGATTTTGTTTGGTATTGACCAACACGTTGCATCCAACTTGTAAAGTCATTAACCATATCAGTACCGGCAGTAATTGCTTTTGCCTTGCCTTCTTCGTCTTCAAGAATTAAACGACGTAGACCTTCGTTAACGATTCTAGCATTGATTCTAAATTGACTTTCTTTAGTTGCTTTCTTTTTGGCCTTCTTAACATCGCTGTCATCTCCGCCATCTGTAAATGTGCTAGACTTGCGAGTATATTGTGTACCAGTAGAAGTTTTCTTTTTGTCAAACTTGCCTGTGCCTTCAGAATCTTTTTTGTCCTTAACGGCTTTCATCATGTCATCCCAACCTTCTTGTTGTACACCAACTTTTTTCTTTTCTTTAGGACTAACCTTTTGACTTTGTTTTAATTCTGCCTTAACTTCTGCCTTTTCTAACCATTTTGGTTTCTTACCTTCTGCCATAGCGGACTCCTTGACTGATAAATCATCTCCGGCTTTACTACCAGCGGCATATCCTGTCATAGCACCCATTGGTCCGCCTAACGCGGCACCTGCTATTCCACCAAGAGCCCCACCGACCATACCTTCACCAACTTGATAAGGTTTGCCTTTGTTTAATTTAATATGTGTATGCCAGCACTCGCCCATTGCGCCGTGACTGATCATACCGCCACATTCTTCACATTGTTGTTTGTGATGTAATGCTTCTTCTAGATCGCCCTGCTTGTGTGCTTGTTGATATAACGTAGCATGTTTGTGTGCTAAACGGGCTTTTGATTCAGCACTTTCGTTTGTTGTTTTTTTCATTTCTGATCCCTCGGTGGTCTTTTTCTTTTTGTTCTTATTATCAAGCATACCACGTTTGTTAGCAGTAGCCCAGGCAATATCTTCTGCGTCTTTATCAGACTTACCTGCTTTCTTTTCACTTTTCTTGATGTGTTGAACCATGCGATCAACTTTCTTACCTTCACCGACAATTTCTTTAATGCGTTGAGTTAACATGCCCATCATGTACTTGTCTTTTTGATATGATTCGTCTGTTAGTAAATCATTAAAATTAGACTTGGTTTCAACTTGTGAAACTTTAGTACGAAGTAGATTGCGATAGTTTTCTAACTCCTCGCGATTATACTTGTCAAAGTTGATTTTTACACCAAACTTTTTGAACATGTTTTCATTCAACTGTGTTGAATTGAGTGGTTTGTTTAAGTCTTCTGTTTTCATGGATTTTCCAAAAAAGTATATTAGTTTTATTTATCTTAGGGCAGTCAACTTTTTATAACTCTTGTCGACGAAGTTTTTATGCTCTATACTACGTCGTTTGGCAATATTGCGCCTTGTATCGTAGTATACCCAATCGTCTGAGTCTTTTACTGCTTTGTTGATTCGAGTAGTATAAACTTCTAGTTTAAACTCTTGATACCCATATTGTTTGTCTTCATTGAGTATTTTATCATCTGGCCAACGACCCAAGGCTAATGCGTTGGCAGTTAACACAGCCGTTTGAATTAGATTAATTTGTTCGTGTATGGGTTGGTTTTTCTTATTGTAGATTGTGTAAAAATTATCTTTCTTTTTTACACGATACCCATCAAAATTAATTGAACCATCGCGTTCGCGAACAGGCACAACATAGCCACTAATTTTAAGATCATCCTTAACCTTCTTGGCTATTGTTTCGACTTTTTCAAATAACTGTTTTTTTGTTAATTTCATGGCCTCGTTTTATAAGTCTCTCGTTATCTTTACTTATAGCATATACACCTTTGCGTACAAGGTTGTGGGCCACAACTAACTCACGTTCTTGTAATTGGTCTACATGTATTTCATTATGATGGCTCTCAACGAATTTGTGTTCTTCGTTAGATAACGGTATACGAGGTTCAAAGTCTAGGAGTTGATAGATTTTCATGTTTGTGGTCCTAGACGTTGTTCAAGATCTGCTAAGGCTTTTTTCATTTGATCTAATTCTTGGCCTGTCTTTTGTTGATCTTGCTGTTGTTGCTGTGCTTGTTGTGGGCTTCCATCTGGTGCTTGTGCGGCAGGGGTAGCCTCTTGATCTTTTTGTTGATTAGGTGCGTTAGGTGTTGCTGCAGCATCATTAGCACCTTGGGGTTGAATTGTACCTACACCAGGTTGAGTTTGTCCTGGATTTAATTGATCAGTTGTAGCAGGTTGTTGTGGTTGTGCTCCGGGCTGTGGAGGTTGTTGTGCTTGAGCAGGTTGTGGAGGTATTGGTGCTGGTTTAGCACCTGGTGCGGCCATTGGTTTGGCTCCACCCTGTCCTTTTGCTACAGGAGTTTGTTGTACAGTAGTTCCTGGTTTAGGTATTGCGGTTGCTCCAGGAAGTGCTCCCTTGGCCGCATTGCCTGCTTGTTGTGCTGTATTGCCTGCTTGTTGTGCTGTATTGCCAACCGCTTTTGTTGCTCCACCTAAAGCAGTACCCATTCCTTGAATTGGATTGGCTAATTCACTGATACGTGTAAACTCTTTTGCTCTCATATATTACTTTACTAAATGTGGTAGATTAGTTATTACTACACCTAATAAGGATAGAATAGCAACAATGACGGTACCTGCTGTACCGATAAGAATCTTTACCATACTTAAATGGCTCTTTTCAATTGTGTCTTGTAAAGTAGTTACTTTACCTTCGATGCTAGTTAAACGGGAATCTAACTGCCCATATCTCATAGCGCACAAATCAACGTGTGCTTCTAAACTAGTCTTTTCTAAATCTGTCGTTGGTCCTGGATTTGACATCCTGATATCTCCTGTTAATAAACTCTCACGTTGCCTTAATTAGATGCCTCTTGGATGCCTAATAATTGTATTTTTCAAATCTACAGATGTAGTATCAAATACACTCATGTCTATATTTACCGATTCTGTTAGATTTTTAATCATCGGAACTTGGTTGAGATCTTCAATTAACAATTCACAGTTTTCGCCAAACACTTGTGGACGGTCTGTTTCAAATCTAAATGTCCAAACTTTTTGTTTACCTTTAAATTTTGTGCCAAAGCCCATGCCTTTAATGTCTACCTCATCAACATAAGGTTTCTCATCGTAGGAAATAAGACTTCGAATTTCGATACATTGATTTAAAGTAACGAAATTACGATTTTGATTTAGTTGTTCAACTGTACCTTGATTTAATCGAATTATGCCAGTGGCAGTAATATCAACAAGGGTTTTAATTTCTACGACATTCATTATGTACCTATATAAAGTTATAGATATTTATGTCGTAAAAAAAGGGAGTTAAAAAACTCCCTTTCGTGCTTACTATAAAAATTATAGTGTAAATGTAGCAACAGTAGCAGAACCTAAAGCAATACCGTTAACTGTACCCAATGATTGGATAGCGGCTTGTAGTGCTTGTGCTGTACCAGCGTTACCTGCGCTGTAACCAAATGCGTTTTCGCTAGAACCTAGACCTAAACCGCTTGGGCTGTTAGTGTCTGTACCTGTATCTTCTAAAGCAAAGTTTAGTGTTAAACCGTTTGAAGAAACTGTACCGATCATAGCAACTGTAGCAAATTGATCAACTGCTGTACGGAAGATTTGATCTAACGCACCGTTAACAACACCGATATCGCTACCAGTAGTAGCAGTAGTTTTGATGTTTGCTGGGAAAGTAATTGTATAAAAACTTAGTGTACTTGGACGTTGGCTTGGAGCAAACGCTGTACCATGAACTCGTGTAATACCTGCTGACATAATATAATCTCCTTAATCTATATGTCCTCCCCACATACGGGAAGTTCGTAGTAATATTTATATCAGATTGGAAAAAACTGCCCAAATGGCCAATTATTCGTCATCTTTAACATCGCCTTCGATTAATTTGAGGCTTTTGAATGTATCCTTATTATCACGCAATTTACGAATACCACGTGTAAACTTGGCAGGATCGCTTGCTTTGATTGAATTAATGAATCGACGTTCTAGTTCATATGCTTGTTCTGGTTCAAAGTGTTCTCTAATCATAGCCAATAAATTTACAGCACTATCGATAACGTGTGTAGCACGGCTTTCGATTACTGCTTCAGTATCCTTTTTAACTGCTATATCGTTTAGTTCTTCGAGTAAACTGCGGGTATGTCGTTTCACAGGTATTCCTTTTTGAATATTTAGTTACATTACGAGTGTAACACACTTTCTGGCAAAATAAAACATTGTGTTTTGTGCGACCGCAGTATATAATGTACTAAATACTCAGTAGAAACCATTAGTGGTAACTACTTAATTTTACAGATATACACATTAAAGGAGTCACAAAATGACACAAATATTAAAGAAAATTATCAAATTTTTCGAACCACGCTCACAAAGCGGATTAGAAGCATTTATCGAAAGCAAACGTCCACAATCCACAGCCGAAGTTGAACACTGGGCCAAGGTTTATGACCAAGCCAAGGGCAACTTAATTTGGATGAGAGGACTTTAAATGAAACAATTTTTTAAAAAATTCATTAACGCTGTTGTCGAAGCACGTATGGAAGCCGCTAAGGTGCGTCTTCAACAAAATCAAGGATTTTGGTATTAAGACATGCTTACAACAGTTCGCCGTGTATTGCCACATGAATATGGCAAATACCGTACGCATCTTAAGTCCTTGGATGCCGATTCTAAGGTCCTTAGGTTTGCTAGCCCACTCAGTGACACAATTATTGACACCCTTTGCGATGGCTTTGAAGCCAATCCTGATCGGCATGTTCTCTTTGCTATAGAGAATGACCAACTAGAGTTTGTTGCCATTGGGCATATTGCCTTAGAAGGTGAAATGGAACTGGCATTCTCTGTTCTCAAAGAGTATCAGGGACAGGGCATGGGTAATAAACTAATGAAACGTTGTATACAATACTGCCGTACACATGGCATACTTAAAGGGTTTATGGTGTGCTTGAGTACTAATAGTAGAATCAAACACCTATGTACCAAATACGGTATTACAATGGAAAGTGAACTAGGGGAAACTCTAGCAAATATAGTATTACCTCACGCAACACCTACAACCTATATAGAAGAAGTAGCAGACAGTAACCTAGCAGTCATCGACTATTTGGGGAAGCGTTTCACTAGACCGCTTGCTATACTTAATTAAACTCTATATAATAAATAAGTAGACAGCATTAGTGCTGTACACACAAACATTAACACACAGGAGAATTAATATGTTTAATCAAATTATCGATGCTATTCAAGATAGCAAAAAGACTTTCGTTACTACATTCATCAAGGACGAAAAATTCCAAGCAGATCTTATCAAACTAGTTGATGCACAAACTAAGTTTGCCAAAGGTTCAGTTCAATCTTCACTAGATATCGCTCAAGCATTCGTTAAGAACGCTTCTGAAGTATTCTACGCAAAGAAAGGAGTCTAATATGTCTTTCGATACTCCAAAACTACCAGAAGTTAAATTTAATAAAAACGGCTACGAAATCCGTGCTGACATTCTAGCACTTGCTAAGGATGCTGTCCAAGGTGAGTACTCTGCTAAGTTTGCCGGATGGGAATTGTCATCTAAGCGTGACGAAAAGACTGGACAAATTATTAGCACAGTTGCTATGCCAGAAGTTCCAGGATTGGATAAGATTATAGAAGCCGCAGAGAAAATGTACGCCTTTGTAAATAGCGGCACCAAAAAATAATAGACAGCGCATAGCGCATTATAAAGCCAGAAAGCCCACGTAACAGTGGGCTTTCGTTTGATGCCAGTTACTTTATCTGGCGCTCACTACGCGGAGCAGTTCAATTGCGCGGACGCCTATAACCGTGACGACTAACGTGCCCTAAGGTAAGGGTTTTGTAGTCTCCGCTTACCTTCTTTTAAGGAAGTGGAAACATATTCTTGTTCTGATACTGGATTATTTTTGCCATGCTGCAGATTCTTCTACTTGTTTTTTAATCCAATTGTCAGGAATTAGATTGTGTTTTTTGACAAATTCATCATGAAGTTTTTGTCCTGTAAGATTATACTTCTTACAAATTTTCTGCATCATAGAATCAATATTATCATAATTCATTTTAGTGCCATTTTCTTTGGCAGACAACAATTCTTTTTCTAATGCTTCAACAGCACCAGAACGTTCTTTACCTGAAACATGTTCAGGTTTCATTGTTTCAAAAATAAATTCTCTAGCCTTCATAATATATACCAGCCATTCCACAACCTAATCTTGCTAATCCATCATACAGGGCTGAAAGGATTTCGCGGCCTATCCGACCTATCGTCTTCAGGATAGATCGGATAGTCATTAGGATCATTTTCCATCTCTTCTTTTACCTTCCGCCACACCTTGCCTCGGTCTTGCTAATTTAGATTCTATATCTCTAACACACGCCACAAAATCATTTCTTTCAAACTCGTACCATCCTGGCTCCTTAGCCCATTTAGTTCCTATTTCTAAGATTTCTTTATCGGGCAAGTCTCCCAACATTTCTTTAACACACCTTACAAAATCATTTCTTTCAAACTCGTACCATCCTGGCTCCTTAGCCCATTTAGTTCCTATTTCTAAGATTTCTTTATCGGTCAATTGCCCGGAGCCTTCCGCCACACCTTGCTCGTTTGATTCTATTAAGTTGATGTAATCTCTAAGTGTTTTCATAAACAATCCTTTTTACTATTTTGGTCAATCGTCCGAAGCATTCGCTCCGCATTTTTGGCGTTTCATTTGAGTTAATTTTCCAAAATCAACTGGCCATTCTTTGCCTGGTTGTAGTTCTACAGCACCTGCTGGGAAAGCAAACTTGATACCAGCGTCTTGCTCGATAGTAGCAACAGGAACACGGAATTTAGTTAGATCATTACCCAAGTTTGGATATGGTGCTGTGTGTGGGAATCCCCAACCTGCGATTTCTTTAGTGGCATTGTTGATAACAATCTTGTAGAAACCGTGCGGAACAACTACTCCAGCACCGATTGTTTTATCGCCAGGACCGTATACACCACCTGCGATAACTGTGTATGATTGGTTGCGTTGTACTGCCCAACCACGTACACTAGTTTCTAGTAGTTTCCAAATACCACGATTCAATGAACCTGCTTGTGGGCTCATGTTGGTCATTAGGAATGATTCATATTCAACTTGTGGATCCCATGATAGGTCTCCGTCCGGAGCCATGTGCCCTTTGTCGTAACCTGTTGCGGCGTAATCTTTAGGAGTAGCACCATTAGGAACAAATTGATTTGGAGCAAATGCGTTTGTACGTGCTACACAACCTAATGCGTTTTGTGGTAGCAATTCATACATAACATAATTAGGTAACTTTGCGGCCGCATCGTAACCAACTAGATATGCCTGTTGGCAAATTGGTTGTAGTTGACGTTGTGTTTGTGGAAATCCGTATGGGGCATGTACTTGACATTGTTGTACGGGGAATGGTTGACGTTGTGTCCATGCGAAACTGCTGACAGCAACTAAGGCTAAAACCAAGCCTAAAAGATATTTCTTCATTAAGTAGTACTCCTTTGAGTTAAGTGCTATTATTTATAGATACCGGCTAAAGCCTTTAAATTATTAATATTAAAATCTTCTTTTGGCATCATTGGATAACCGTGTTCAATATCATCCGCTTCGTCCATATCGTGATCAGGAACTTCACCTTTTGTAATTGGACCTGCTATATGAGCATAATCATCCATTGTTAGAACACCTTTGTTTTTAATAGATAAAATGCGTTCTGTAATATCATGAACATCAACATCTGTTTTAGCACCTTCACGTACTAATTCAAATATACGAATTAGTAAAGGAATATCAAACGCTACATGATCTTGGGGATCATGAGATTCATTAATTTTACCAACTGCCTGTTCAAGACGAGCCATTAAGGCTCCTTCAAAACTTTCATTTATCGGTGCTTTGCGAAGACTTTTTAAAAATTCCATTGACATATTAACTTACATCCGTTACTTCAACTGTATCAATTCTACATGCCCAACGAATATGTTTACTTGATTGTCCTTGCGCTTGTACTGTTAGACTACCTAAAGCATTGTTAATGTTCAAAGATATTGCCCAACCTGTGCTTGTTGAATTGTTTGTAATTTGAGTCACGATCGGAGCAATAGCACTTGGTGAAAAATCTGTAGTTGTTGATCCTACATCTCTACGGATAGCACCTTCAAATGACCATGCCCAAACTTGACCTCTATACGCTTGATATTCTTTGGCAATAACTGTGCCTTTAAAATGGTAAGCACTATTATCTGGTAACGATACTTGATTAGATGTTGATACAGAATTTGTTCCGTCAGTGGTTAATGTAACAATACTATTGTCATATGTTTCTGCTGATAACAAATAAACACCTGCTTGTACCTGACCTGGATTCGCTCTAGCACCGTTAGTTGCCGCACCACTAATAATTGTAGCACCAGTTATACCTCTAGTGCTTCCACTTACACCACCTAGTACTGTTGACCATTGAGCATCTGCTAAATTTTTATTACCGCCAACAACTACTGAATGTACATTGGTTGCTGAATTAAGAGATCCGCCACCTATTACAGAATAATTGCCACTTGCTACCTGTGTAGGAGAAGTTATAACTTTTTGCCAATCTGTAGCATATTGACCACGTTTGTTACCGTTAGTAGATGCTAAATTAGCACCATTACCAACTGGCTGAATTACAGCATCTATATTAAACTGTGCTCCGTTTGGAGTCCAGTATGTAACTGCTGTTTGTGTACTATCGAGAACCGCAGTCCCGGCAGTCCAGTTATAATTTGCTATAGATAAGGTGCCTTTAGGATCAATAGTTAAACCTGCTCCTACTTCGACCATCCCTAAACTGTTATTAGAAGCAACAATATCTGTAAAATTAACAATTACATTAGTTCCTGTAACTGTTGCTGTAACTATGTCACCTACAAAGTTAATACTAGTAGCGGTATTTGTAACGGTATATCCATTAGAAAAAATAACGCTTGCTCCGCCACCACTGCTACCTGATCCGCCGCCACCTGATCCGCCACCACTAGATTCTGCAGCCCAGTATGATCCGTTCCAAACGTAAGAAACACCGTTTGGTGCCTGATAAACCTGATTTTGCGTTGGGTTTGATGGAAAACTTAGTGCCATATTATTATTGTCCTTTAGCGTATTTATTATGGGCAAGCGTACCACTTGTTATCTGCTAAACGGTAGATATATTGGAACTTCGTGCCAGCGTTGAACGGACCCGATATTGCCGGAACTAATGTTACTCCGGGGCTGATGAAAAACACACTAGTTTGTGTACTAGCATTAGTCCATTTACATACCTGTCCGTCTATAGGGTTAGGTGGCATAGTCCAGGTGACATTTACAGACCCGGCAGTATAAAGTAATATGTTGATCGAAGTTAGTGTACTAGCAGTATATGTACCTGCCGAAGAGATAGTAACATAGTTAGGCTGTTCGACATCTAAACCATTGTGTAAGAAGTTGCCATTGATTGTAAGACTTTTGCCAGTAGCAAGTACTGTATTACGGTTAAGTGTAATGTTGCCAGTGTCGCCTGTATAACCAATTTGTATGTTTGTGCTACTAGTTATTGATTCAATTGTGTTATCAATAAACTTTAACTGTCCAACCTGTAGTTGGTTAGCACCGTTGATGGTCAACACACCGTTGCTAACAGCCATAGTGGCTGTTGTGCCCAGCACAGTATCAATCAAGCCAAATGTCTTGCCAGGGGCTAATACTACATTGCGATTCAGCACTAGGTTGGCTGTGGATGTTGTTAAACCAATTTGAATGTCTGTACCACCAGCGGTAGATTCAATAGTGTTGTTGTTGATCTTGATCTGACCTGCTTGTAGGCCAGCGGCATTGCTCACTGTTAATATACCACCAATAACTGATAGTGTACTGGTTGTGAAAGGGCTCAATTGATCCTGTAGACCAAATGTCTTACCTGTGGCTAGAATAACATTGCGATTCAGCACTAGGTTGGCTGTG